TATTAAAGTTTGGGTGTAATGCATCAGTAATGCAAATATCTTTAGCAGTAGAAAATCCCGAACACATTACTCTACGATTAGTAAAAAAATAATGCAGATCATGATTACCCCATAGTGTATATGCATTAGACTGATATACATACTTCATCAAGTATTTAGCAGTCTTTTCACAATCAAATATACTATCATAAGTGTGTGAATCAAACCAATCACCTAAACACAAAACTACATCAGGTGCTTCATAGTTGATAATTTTATGAAGCTTTGAAGTTGTGTGATGAATATCACTGACAATTAAGACTTTCTTTTTATTAGACGATATTTTCATTTTCAGCAAATTTAATAATTTTATCAGCTAATTTTTTGGGTACCTTTTCAAGAACTTCAAATATATCTTTATTAATCTGCAGTTCAATATAGTCCTCAGTTTCCATTACTATGATCTTTCTAAATTTATTAAGCTTTTCAAGTAAACTCCAGGGAATTGCAAAATCAAGATCAATAGGGTTATCATTATGATTTGCACCCCATATAGGCATTTTAGCTTCATCGAGAACAATACAAAGTTCTCCAAGATCAGCTAATCCGTCAATATCACAAGTATTAGGTATTACATAAAATGTTTTCATAATTACAATATTGTTGTTCCGGTGTCATTTACAATATTATTGTAAATTTCTTGAGTAATTACTCCACGTGGTTGGTTTTTAGGTGTTTCAGATTTATTTTTTGAAGCATTTTTGAAGATTTCATCAAAGTTTGAATCCCATACACTCTTCTTTACCGGTCTCGGTTTAGATCCTTTACCTGCCATATGAATATATTATATGTTTGAATATAAAATTCCATTAAAAAAGGCTACATTAAATAGCCTTTTGTGTTTTTTTGTGTTCTTTTGTGTTCTTTCTTAATCTCTCTTCGGTGGTCTACCTGGAGGTCCTAACTTTTTTCTATCTTCTTTACTTACCGCTTTTCTCTCTTCTTTATTTAAATTGCCATCCTTGTTTGTGTCATACTTAGCAATTATTTCTACTCTTGCTTTCTTTTGTTCTTCAGTCAACTTTGGACGGAATGGATGACCTTCACCGGGAGGTGGACCTTTTGGCCCTTGTTGAGCATTTAGGGTAAATGCTGCGACTAACACTGATAGTGTGATTATTGTCTTCATGCATAATTATTTAAGCATTTAAATCTATGCTTAATAATTGCTTAAACAATCTGTATAATGTTAAAGAATTTCTAGCTCAGGTGGTTTTCTTTTAATTAAACCTTTTTGTTCAATTAATTTAATTGACCCACCACTGTTATAGATGTAATCAAACAACCAATCATCATCAAAGTTTTTCATCCCTAATTCTTCACAAAGTTTAACATACTTTTTATTGTGAGTGCTAGAGATTTCAGCATACTCTTTTTTAAGTTGTTTAATCTTCTCTTTTTGTTCTTTAGTAAATTTCATAAAATGGTGGGAACCACAGGATTTGAACCTGTGACCTTCGCCGTGTAAAGGCGCTGCTCTACCGCTGAGCTAGGCTCCCTTAAAATTAATTACCACCCATATACTGGGCTACTTCCCAATCTTCCAGTTCATATTTAACAAACTGTACAAGATCATGATTAATTATCTTTATGTATGAAAATTTAAAGGTGTTCTCTTTATATTTTTTAACAATAAACATAGTCATTCAAATTAGGATTTAATCGCAACTTTTTTCTTATTATTTAAAGCAATAGAACTTGTTTTGCTAGCACCACGAAGCGGTCGTTTAAACGAATTAAGAGACTCTTCACTAGCAAAGCCACGTCTAATCAACCATTGCTTGTACTTATCATTTATCATTTCAATGGTACCCGTAGGTAAGTTAGGGGTACAATCACCTTCAGCAATTAAATATGTTCCGCTTTTGGTTGTTTTGTATTGTGTATCGCTCATGTTTTTAAAAAATGGTGCACTCGACAGGAATTGAACCTGTGACTCTCTGCTTAGAAGGCAGATGCTCTATCCAACTGAGCTACGAGTGCATATTTAATTGACACGTATATATTAGGCTCTTTTATTTAGGAACTCAAATGTATATTTAAAGTTTTTTCAATTAAATATCTTTGTATGAATGAATTAGAGAAACTTAGAATTCAACTTAATCAAATAGTTGATGCTATTATCATAGAAGTAAAAAAACAACCCACAACATCTGCATCTTCTTTAACAGCAGGAGTTTCTACTCCTATTGAAAAAGTAAACTTGCTTGCCCATATATCATCTAATTTTGATAACTTAATTAAAGATAATAAAGAAAAAAATATATTAACCCCTTATGCTAATCCCTATAATTGGCCTCGAAATAATAATTGCTGGGTAAAAAGTCTTGATCTAAGTGGGTACGCAGCTTGTATCGTTCCTCTCGGAGGGGTCGGAGGTGGTACCCTTTTAACTAAAAAACATGTTTTGTTAGCTAATCATGTACCTTATTCAAATTCACCATTCATGATTTTCTTTGTTAATAATAATAATGTATCGTTAGTTTATAATGTTATGAAAACAAAGCGTGTGGCTAATACTGATATATTAATTGGTGAACTTGATAGAGAAGTTGATGCATCTCTAAAAGTATATAATGTATTACCAGCTAATTATCTTAAATACTTTGATAGCCAAACTAACTTTCCTTTGTTATATTCTGATCAAGAAAGAAAAGCTTTGATTGGTGAAAATGGTTTAATTAATAATACTTTTGGATCAACTAATACATTGATAAACATGTCAAAAGATCCTAATAGAGCGCAATATTTTGAAGCAGTTATTGGTGGTGATAGTGGTAATATTGTTTCTACCATTATTAATAATGAAATTATATTAATAGGGGCATGGTATATGACATTTGGATCTATGGCTGGGTTAGCTACTAATATTCCTAATTATATCAATGATGTAAACAGTACAATAGCCTCACTTAGTCCAGGTTATAAACTAAGTGAGGCCAATCTAGATAACTTTAAAACTTATTAATCTTCGTCTAAAGGATTAATTAAATTATGTATAAAAGCTATAATGATCCAAATAGATCCAAAAGATATAGTATACCATATAGGTACCCTACCATTACTAGAGGTTAAAGATCCAATAATGGTAAATAACCACATTAAACAAACACCGTTAATCTGAGCATCATTAGTCTTAGTAGCTCTAATTATACGGTTCCATATCCTAGATGGTATACTATTTTTATTCATAACTTCTTCTGTCTATATTAATGACATACGGAAATCTTGGAATTTCATCACCAGGGGTGAGATTAAAATATTTTACAGTCGCTTGTTTACCAATGTAATCTACCTTGTTCTTCAATAGCATCTTAAGATAGTTACGGTCACCTTTGATATTACTACGAAAAGGCTTTCCTTTGTGATTCTTAAAGGTCATATAACCAGCCATTCCGGTCTTATTACCTTCCCCTTCAATAATATCGAGAATAATATATTCTGAATCTTGAAACTCTTTACGCTTTAAAAGATACTTACTACGCTTATTCTCATATGATTGATCTAGTCTAACCATCTGACCTTCATAACCTTCATCTACAAACTTTTCAAACAGTTCATTTAGTTGGTTAATAGTCTGTACAAAATGAGTTGGTACCTTACGAATAGTAGCACTACTAGGTACATTAACTGTGATATCTTCATGTCTATCACTGAACTTTTGCTTAGTATCTACTTTATCATATACCCAATACTGAATTGTTTCAGCACTCTCTTTGAGTTCTTCTTTGGTAGGTACTGTTTTCTTTACCAAACTACAAATTTTATTAAAATCCTGAGCTAAACGATCACAATAAAGTTCACCATCAAGTACATCGTCAGGATATTTAACAAAATATTCCTTAAGAGCTGTAAGAATATGAGGAGCTGAAATAATAGTTTTACCATTGCGACTCCACATCCCATTTTTCTTAACAATACACCTAATACCATCTAACTTTGGCTGACAATATATAGGATACACCAAATCACCCTTATAATCATCATAGTTCTTAGCAAGCATTGGTTCAGTGAAAGTATCATTATCAATATCTTTGATATTATCAAAGTAACCACTTTCTTTCTTTTTCTTCCAAATAGACTTAGCATCCTTTTGAGCTTGTTCAATATCAGTGGTACCATTGCTTTTACCAATATTCTTACCGTGACTAACTGTCCATTCAGTTATCTGAATTGCTCCATCCAACTGACCATGGTGGGTACGATATTTGTTTTCAAATACCTCAATAATCCAAGTTTGAACTGCACCGGTATTGGTTCTGGCGTACAGAATCGGCAATTTCATGTAAAAATTATATGAAAAGTTCCAAATTGAATCAACGGTTTTATTCCAAAATAATGATAGCTCCATCTGTTGAATCTACACCAATATAACCACCTACTTTTTGTAGTGTAGAAGGTACAGTATAGATATACAATGGATTATACTTAACTGAATATAAAGGCTCTCTTAAACATACACAAGTCCAATTAGAATAACCAGCAGCAGTTAAATATTGCTCTGATTCTGTTTGAGTCATCTCAATAGGGGGATGTATAACACAATCATCTAAATAAGGGCTATCTACAGTAACAATTTGGGTTTTACCACCGCTTGTACAATTCACCATTACTGTGGCATATTCATCATTGCCTCTAAAAATACAATGAATAAAGCTCATATCTTTAGGTGAGGAAGCTTGATAGAGTTTAGCTCGCTTAGTAACACCCAATGCTGTTTCCCAACATGTGTTAAGCATTTCATTAAAATCCAAGTTTGTTTTTTCTAGTGTGTTCATACAAATTTTATTTATCTGCGTTATTCAACTCAATCAATATTTACTTTTCATTCAAAAGATATATGTTGCTAATAGCCTTGAAACTAAATTCTTTTTCAAGTCCACGGGCAACAATACCTTCACGACCTACTTCAGGGTTAATTACGCTATTATTTTCTGCAAATAATAACATATAATCGACTATATCTCCAGTAGGTAATATTGAATTACTATCAATTACCGGTACCATCTCCAATCTAAGACCAAACAATACCCATTCAAGCTCATCAAAGAACATACGGCGTCCTTTATCAATATCATAACCGGTAAAGAAAAACAGTTTATGGTCAGAGAGTTTATAGAGATTACCATTAATACCAGCACCAATGAGCTCACCTTGAAGAGCAATATTCTTACCATGCTTAGTGAGTTTATCTTTAAGCCCAAGCATCTTAGCCATACGCCAAAGAGAATTATCATCAGTCTCAGTTAATTCCCAGTTTCTACCACAAACACCAAAGACCCCATCCTTGAAGTAACAGGTAAAACTAGTACCATCTAGCTTTTCAGTAATATATACTCGTTCACCACCTGGATTAAATCCGACTTCACTTTGAAAGTTTTGAATACGAATCTCATCAGTCTTAGGTATAAAACTTGGAAATGTACCTTTAATTTTACCTGCAAGTTGAGCAGGAATAGGAGCTTCATACTTGATAATATCAAGTATCTGAGTCAAATCATCACCTTCCTTTGGTTCAAGAATGCTATCTGGAATTGGAGTTAATAATCCTTGACTGATTTGATTACGAAGTTTAATGGTTCTAAGCCGAAATCCTTCAGTACCATTAAACATCTTCTTATAAGAAGATCTACGGAGAAACTCAAATTCAGGCTTAATTGGGAGAAGACTGTCAATTTCATAGTAAACAGCCAAATCACCAACTTTGTATTCGTTCTTCTTAACTACTACCTTCCAACCTTTTACTGTTGCAACTTCAATAGCATCAGCATTAGGTATAGGTTGAATATCGTTAATTTTTACTACAGTAGCAAGTTTTCTTTCCATAATATTATAGATTGTTTATAAAAAGTAATTCAATATCAAATTCTGATGCAATTGTAAATACATCATCAGGTTTATAAAAGTCTAAAAGTTTCGAATAATAAACTTTATTAATCCTTTTTTGCTTAATAATTTTTAAGCACTCTATACAAGGTAAATGTGTGACAGCTAGAATATTTACTTCTCCAGGTTTTACAAAGTTTAAAACGTTTGCTTCAGCATGGATAACCCTCTTACGTTTTTCATCTCTATTACTCCAATCAATATCTATTCCTGATGGAGCACCATTATATCCAAGAATAATACTCGAATCGTGTTTAATTGCACATGCACCTACTTGCACATTCGGATCTTCACTACGATAATTAGCAATATCGTGCGCAAGTTTAACTGCTGTATTAACCCAACTTAAACGATTTCTACCATTCATACAATTCTTCAATACGTGGTCTAGGGTACCCGTGAATATACCCATGGGTTTTATCTTTCAAATATGGGTAATGGCCGCAACGGTCGTGTTTACGTTTACCATAAAGTATCTCATAAAAATTAGTATTATACATAATCTTTTTAAGTTTAGAAATATTAGACTCAAGATCAGTATTGATAGGTGTATAATGAGTAAGTAAATGTACTTCTGTTTTTTCCTCCAACAACCATGGTTTAGAGAACTCATAATGTGGTTTAAAGTGATTAGGATGCTTATCAAAAGAGCAATTACACTCTACAACATTTTCAATATGTTTAAGATGTCCTCCACATTCATAAATACGCTGAAAATCTGCTAATTGCTTTTGTTCGGAAATATAATATCTGAATCGAGGATCAAGAAAAAATGAAAGAGTGGCATGTTTTTCTTGAATATGGTCCTTATGCTTTATAAGGAAATCTTTAGTTTTATGATATGCTGTATAATAACCAACAAGTTCAAAAGCATTTTTTATTTGGTTGTAATCACCACGAAGATGATTCTCAATTCTAATTTGAAGATATCTTATATAACCATGTACAATGGGCTTATCAAGCCTTATCGGCTCAATTGCCCATTTCTGTCTATAAAGCTCATCTAACTCTCTATTATAAGCTAGTAATTCTTTATATTTTTTCTCTTTTTTATTAATATTCATACCTACATAGCACTTGTGGTCTTGGTTACTCTATGTAACCCAGAACCACGACCGGTATTTCTACCATACGGTGCTAATCTACGATAATCTTGAAATGCTTCTTGAGAAACTACTTGAACACTCCCACCGGTTTTATGGTTAAAAACCATAATACCTTTAACTTTTTGCTGTTTAACGTTATTTGCGCATTTACTGCAAATAAAACTATTAAGCAATTCAATACGCGCTTGTTCAACTTCACCCTTACACAACTTACAATTATGCATTTTTATTAAATATAATGGAGCCTAGGACAGGAATCGAACCTGCAGTTGGCTTTCGCCGCCAGTTTACAAAACTGGTCCCTTAGCCATTCGGGTCACCTAGGCATTGTTAACTGTAAATATATTATGCACGTTCCAAAATAAAATCAAGTTTTTTATTTTGCTAAGATTGTAACTTTCAGTGACTTCAACTTAATGAACCCTTCGTTGTAAATATATTTAACTATTGGACGAGTCATCTCTACAAACTCTTCCAACGTGGTATCAGTATATTTACCTTCTTTAAAAAAGAAGACTGTATTCTTATTTTGTCCGATAGCTAATTTAATATCGTGCACTGTAAAAATATCATCCTCACGTACGTTTACCATATTCATTATATATTTACTTTCTCTATACGGTAAATAAATACATTTGATGAAATTAATCAACTTATTAACCATACTTAATCAATTAAGAGTATTCCACTGGCAAACCAAAAGTTTTGCTGAACATGAAGCTTTTGGTAAAACATATGATGCATTAAATGCATTGATTGATGAGTTTATTGAAGTGTACCAAGGTAAATATGGTAGAATATATCCTGTAGGTGATGAGTTTAATGTTGTATTAGTAAATTACTCTACTGAAAATGTAACAAATACAATGTTAAAAATTGTTGATTATCTCACCTATAACCTTATTAATAAAGAAGATTATTCACCTGATATTAATTCTGAGTTGTTAAATCTTAGAGATGAAATGTTATCCAATATTAATAAATTAAGATATTTGTTGACCCTTAAGTAATTCTATAATACTTAAAATTAACATATTGATAGCAAAAAATTCTACTGATTCAGTAGAATAATCAAGACTTTTATTATGAATAAAATCAAGATAATTATTTAAATTATCATAATCAAAATCATTCTTAACATTATTTATAAAAAATGCTCTACACTCTTCTAAAAGAGTTATAACTGCCAAGTGACTGTCAGCTTTATAATAATCAACAGGGGTGCTATTCCGCTCTATTTCAAATTTCCAATAATTAGAGTAATGTTCACTAATTACAAAATTTAAATAGTCCATATAGTCACCCCCGTTTTTTATCATTTATCACCCATTAACTATTTCCCTGAAGTATTTAACGTTGTGCTCAATGCGAAACAACTGTATATCATCAACTTTTATATCAATATACTCAATAAGTTTTGTGGTAGGCTTTACTTGCATACCAAAAGTACCATTGTAATACAAACCTTCGATACCTGATACAATAGGATTAGAAGTATCACAAGAACGGATAAAAGTCATTTCACGCTCCCTATAATACTTAAATTCAATTGCAAGAGAACAACCTAAAAGGTGATGAGGTTTATCCCACCTAATAATTGAATCTTCCACAAGCATGTTAATAAATCTCTGTCTACCAGAGCATTGCTTCTCTAGCTTAGTCCTACCAAGACCAATAGCCTGATACAGACTCATATCAAAGCTAAATGCAATATAATCTGCATTATCAGCCATATACTTATAACAATTAACAAGTTCGGCATAGGTCTTACCTTGCACAACACCAATCTTTGCACCGTTCAAACTACCGTAATTATTAACAAATGACTTGTAACTAGTAAGTGTCTCTTCGTAATTCTCTAACGAATCAGGAATTACATAGTAAGTAGGGTTAAGTTCATCAACATAACCAGCAAACTTATCAGCGTCAAAAGCTTTACCTAATTCAAAAATAGAATTATCTAAAAGTAATTCTTTGTTATTAATTCTCGAATGTTTGTAAAAAATCTTGTATTTTGGGTGTGTTTCTAATAGATGAACTAAACAATAATTGTAATCATTAAAATTTAACGATTTTTCAAGTAGACTGATTGGTACCTCGTGCGATATAAGCATAACAAATTAATTTTAATTGGTAATAAATGGAAAATCAATTGTTATTATTTGGATTTAAAAGAAGTCTTGTTGCACAATTAATAATACTCATTAATTGCTGATTGGTTAGTTGCACAGGAGCTATATTATGTGATGATAAATCTACACCTTCTTTGTTACCCCATTCAGTGATAGTGATAAATTGAGGTTGACTGTTGTGTTGCCACTCTAATGTAACAGTTCTAACAGTAGATTCTTTAAGTGACATTACAGTCATATATATTCATATTTACCGTTTTCTTCACTACATTCCAGACCGCATTACCTCCTCTACCGATTTTCACCAAACGGTTAAGCTGCGTCAATTCTCTCAAGAGAGAGCCAGCTTTTACGATGTTAATATCTAGCTTTTCTACAATACATCCTATAGTTATATCACCTTCAATTGTAACTATCTGTTCGTAAAATTTGTTTTTGATCTTAGTTTGATTTACATCAACTATCTCAGTTTCAAATTTTCTATTGAAGTCATAACCTATTGGTGTAATAAATGCATTAAGAGTGTTTAACGGGCCAAAGCGGTTCTTAATGAAGAATATCGTTCTACCACCATCCGCTTCATACTCTTCCATAAGTTCAATATTCATATTAGCATCCACTGTATGGGGTAGAAGAGTGCTACCTTTAATAACCCCCATTTTAGTCAAATGTACAATAAAGCAGATAGTACATTCATTTGCTTTAGCAGCTTTAGTAAGCTCTTGCACTGCATATCTATCTTTCTCGCTATTATTAAAATCTTTATATTTGGTTGTAAGAGCTTGGAATGAATCAACAACAAGAAAATCCAATTCTTTAGTCAATTCCACCAGCTTATCCACATCAGTAATATTTGCAATAGGAACATTTTCACATTTAATACGTTTAGCAGTAAAGGCTAATTGGTGGATATGTTCTTCACCACTTGCATAACCAACACTATAATTCTTACTCAACTGTTCTAGAATTTGAAGCATCAAAGTAGTTTTACCGCACCCGGCTTGTGCAGTAAGTGTAAAAGTACTACCAGGAAGAAACCCTTCATTAAACAAGCTATCAATTTCTGATATACCGCATTTCATCTTACGATAATAAACATCAGGTATAATAATATTTTTTACCGTTTGAAACGTTTCACTCTGTGTAATATTAAGTTGCATGTTATAATGGATTAACGGGTAAGATTTCTTTCGCTAATGATTATACGGAATTTCCCAAAAGAGTCAAATTTTTTTCTTGAGTTTTTCATTGGGAACCCCTTATTATATAGTAGTGAAAATTAAACAGAAGGTTAAACAGAAGATAAAGTCAATCTATGCAACCTGTATTATAACTGGTAAAAAGTTTTATATTTATGGTCCATCACTTCAACGTAAAATTGATAAATTTGGTAGTATTGATGCTTTTTTTGCAAATTTTATTAGTTCTAAAGCTAAGAAGCTTCTCAAAGAAGGTCACACTCAAGATGATGTACGTACAAAACTTAAAATTAAACAAAAGTTACCTGAGGTTAGTGAAGAAATCTTACTTCGTAATAAAATTAAAAAACCCAATAACAATAAGCGTAATAAAAAACAAGTATCAGGTTACTTAGAGAGTGCTGAATATGCTGCTAAAAAGCGAATTGAAAACGATACTTTAAACAATTGGGATTCTTGGAAGGCATATGTTGAAAATGCAACAGGTGGTCCTAATGGTTGTCAAATTAAACATGGTGGTACCTGCCAACAACCTCATATCTGGTTTAGGAATGGTGAATATTGTGATGGGTGTAAATATTATACTTACTGTTTGGTAAGTAATAAGAGATTGATCAAAAAACGATAACTATTTATCAATTACGGTTCTTATACGTTTTATTACTCTTGCTTTAATTTCTTCTTCTATTTCATCCATTAATTTAAAAAACATATTATCAAACATTTCAGTACCAGGATATAACCCCATTTCCAAGAGAACTGTAGAAATGTTGTCGCACATATTGTCGACTAACTTCTTAGTTATTAACTCATCATTTTGTTTTTTACTTTTACCCATTATGTGCGACTTGTAAATACAATATCATCAATAGATAATGCAATGTCTCTTATATTTATAGTTTCATGCTTTTTGTATGATCGATTTTCTTGATAATTAATAATATCACTTTGACCAATTTCTTTACCTACATAATTGTAAATTTTTATAACACTTTCTCCGTGCCAAATATAAAATTCATTTAAATCGAAATTAATGTATACATATCTTGCTTGATGTAAGATGTTTAATAATGTACTAGGTATCATATTTTCATTTATACATTGAAATTAATTGTACAAGTTTTTCATCGTGAATATACTTGTTGAACAAATACAAAAGATTATTTGGTAAAGTTACAATATTAAATCCGTAATTGGTTGATTTCATACATTTCATTCCAATTTTTTTGCAGATTTTTTTAAAATTTATATTGTGATATCCATTTTTATAGTTTATTTCTTCAATACTATGTACAGTACAATATATATGCACCATTTCATGTATTAATATTTCTATAATGTGTTTGATACCTTTACTGAAATATTCGTGATTCAAAACTATTATTGGAAAATGCGGACACGAATCTACAAATACTTCACCATAACACTCATTAATAGGGTAAAAGGTTATTTGCGACATAGGTAAATTGTCATCAAATAACCTTTTATTTATAAATTTATATAAATTGTATAGTTTACTCGTTAAAACTATTTGATTTCTTATGTGTAGTGTATTCGCCTTTCTTTTTAAATTTTTGTTTAGGTGGTTTACCTTCTGATAGTTTTTCATATCTCACAGGTTCATCTGTACATACTTCCTCCACTTCATCAAAATATCCCCCTAAATCATTTTTGAGTGAATTATATTGGTTAAGCTTCAGATTGGCTTTATTGGCCTTCTCATAATCTTCCCACATTTGTTCGATTTGTTTTTTCTTTTCTTCTTCGTTAATATAATGTTTCATATGGTTACATTACGCTATATTTTATTACTGATATATTTTAAATCAACCTGTACTCAATGAAGTGAAGTAAATTTGGTTTGTTAAAGGGTTTTGCATCTTTATTACAATTTTATCGTTAAATTGATATGTATCTATAATTCTAAAATCTTGTGTAATTTCGTTAAAGCTTTGTTTAGCTACTGTTAGTGTGATATCAATTACATCTATAACACCGTTATCTCTAAATACTGATATTATTGGTGTATATGTAGTTGAAAATGATGAATTTTCTGTTTGATATGTTGTTTCTAATAAAGTGAATTTAGGACTAGTGTAGTTATTAGTTTCAGTTGCTATTGCTAAAGCGCTGGTATCATTGTATGTTATGTAAAAATTCTTTACAGCTGATATAAGTACGGAATTATTACCAAATTTATCTAATGTTATTTTTGTTATATTAAACGTGGAGTCTTGAATTGCTGTTAAATTAAAAATTATAGTGTCGAATTCACTAATTAATTCAGGTACTGTGGCGGAGTAATATCTCACATAATTAAAATAACCGTTTTCATAATCATTAAAATTACCTCCTGATATAACAGGTAAACCAGATTCACTTAATGTGTAACTTGAAAGACCTTCAGCAGTGTTTGAATAATAATAACTTGTAAATATAAATGTATTAGGATCTACTACATAATATAAATATCCATTAAGCACACTATATGTACTTAATGCCTGATTATCTTCAGTTAAACTTAAGTAAATAGTGTTATCAACCTGATCAAGTATGTTACTTGTTATTAAAGGTGTATTGGAACCATAGTAATTTCCTTGTGAACCGCAAAAATTTATACCTTTAATCCACAAATTATTATTACCGGATAACCCTGTAGAATAGCTTAAACCAGCTCTTACTTTGTTTTGAGGTCTTGGTAAATTTAAATTTTGTTGGTAATATGTTTTAAATACACCATATTCATCTTTAAATTCTACCAACACTGTACTTGAAAAATTTAAAAGTGAAATTCTAATAGTTTTATATTCATTTTGTGTAGTGCTTAAAGTTAAAGATTGACTATTAGGGTATTCAATATTTGGGTAATTACGCAAATCACCACTGTTACCTAAAAGACTGTAATTATCATTTTCACCACCTCTTACAGTAATACTATTAGGAGATGGGTAAGTATAACCACCATTTATGTTTGTACCTGAAACAGCAAAATAACCATCCACATCAACACCAACTGCTATATAAGAAGCACTAGTACCAGGGAAATTGGTAATACCATTATATGAATAATCACTTATAGTAGTATAACCTAAGCCCGGACCAGGTGCACCTGAAACTATTTGACTGTTACTATCTGCAATAAAAAATATACAAAAACCGCCACCAATAGTACTTGTTGATTGAAAAAATGAATAATCTATAGATACATTAATATCTTTAGTTGGATCAAACACTAAAGTTTGATCGATACTCTTTAGTACAATACTTGATGATTTTGTATCAGCTGGTAAATTCATGTTATTTAAAATTTATATACACCTAATGCACTATCCCACACACCAGTATTTAAACCAGCAACAGGTGTAAGATAGTCTAAAAATTGAGCTGTTATTGGATTACTATAACTTTCATCTCTTATAAGCTCATTCATAAAGTAACACTTATTGACTATTAATGTGAATACACCACTTATAAACTTAAATTGAAGTTCTTGTATTGCTGTAGCACCAGCATTATCATACATTCTAATTATTACTGTGTATATGTCTGTTTCATAATTATATGATACTGAAGGAGAATCTACATTTTGAGGATTGAATATATATTGTAAGTTGTAGAATTGAACTGTGTTATTATATAATCCAGATAAATACCCACTCAAACTAAATTTTGTTAAATCATCGTTATTTAACGGGTATATCTGTTTAAATTCATAATTAACCAAATCAAGTTTATATATTGAAGGATATACAATTTTTAAATTACCAGATACTGAGTTAGAAAGTGTGGTGTTAAAAAATAAAATATTTTTATAGTATTCGTTAAACCAAAAATCCCCAAATTTAGCTAATGATTGTTCATTAGCACTTACTGACATGTATATAGCAGGTGTGTAACTACCTATAAATGTATTAGTATCATAATCATAATTTATTTTTTCTACTACTTTGTAATTTGTAGTTTCAATAATAATTGTATCATATATGATATCAAAATTAATAACATTGTTGTTTAATTGATTCTTTACTTCATTTGGGTATCTTACAAAGTTAGCACTTAAAGCTGATGAAAGTGGTGATATAATTGTATTATTACCTGATCTAACTATTAACGAACCATATGCAATATTACGTTTTGTGTAAATATCAGAATTTTGATTTAATCCGCTATTAGCTGTGTATATGGTTTCATTACCAGATAATACATTATCATAGTAAGGAATAGAAGTTTCATAATAATTATTTGTCCTATTATCAAACGGGTTATAATAAACAACTTGGTTATCTATAATATTAAAGTAAACAAATTGACCCGCATCAATTACATTCGATGTATTTGAATACCCTGTATCACTGAAAACAGCTGGTTTAAATGTACCAGGTACAGTAAAAGTTGGTCTTTCACCGTTATTGTTTGCACCACCTTCTATGTAATACTGGTAGTATAATAATAGCTGATTAGATACATTACCAGGCCATAATGGTGAATCAGTGGAAGGAAATTCATAAAATAATTGACCGTTACTCTCATTGGTAAATGAATAACCATCATATATTACATTTCCTACATATATTGTAGTTTGTATATTAGTACCATACAAATCAGTAAACGAACCACCATATATGTAAATGTAATTACCTGATAATGCAAACAATGGTATATAACCTACAGTTGGTGCGGGTGAAAAAATATACGGATCACTAACTGCAGAAATTTGATCAAAAGTATTAGCACTTAACCCAGATCTAATATAATCATCTATTTCTGGAGCGGTTAAAGTGTAGAATATTGCATAATTATTACCATCATTACCAGAAAATCTTGGCCAATTAAAGAAGAAACCATCAAAATTGTTTACTAAAATTGGTGTTAAAGCACCTGATTGTAAATTAATGTTTTCTACAGCAAATGCATTTTTTAATAAACCGTAGCTATTACCGTATACGTCGGTTCTAAATTTTATTAAATCAACATTATTATCTATTAATAATTTATTCTGTCTTGAACTTACGGGAAATACTGCAGTGTTATTGATCGGATATACATCAGGATTTAACCAAACATTATCTTTGTTACTCTTAAAGAAACCTACGCTATCAGTTGGTTTACTGATGTTAATGAAATAATCATTAACACTCTGATTATAACTTTGATAACCTTTAAAATCAGGTAAATTTCTATCATCCTTTATATCACCAAATATATATTGATCAGATATAGTATGTTTAAAAACGGTAGTATTATATACAAAGCTTAATACACCATTGCTACCATATGGGTAAACATCTGGATTAGGATATACAATTATTGTATCCGGTTGTAATTTTTCTTGATTAATTGTATAAGTTGACTTTATTGGATTGTAATAAAGTACCCCAATTTTATCAGGTAAATAGAAACCACCAACATCTTTAGCTGTGTATAAATTATCCCCCACCAACTGTTTTATTGCAAATTTTAAATCAAAAATATTTTGCTCATTTGCACTTTTAGAGGTTGTAGTAAATAATAAACCTGATACAACTTCAGTTTGACTATTAGTACTAAGATAATAAAAATCACTTCCGGCAAATGTTTTAGTTAATTCAGTTAAATTATTAAGATTTAAATTAGCACTTAAACCATTGTTTATTGTGTTAATGAAATCTTTATTGTAAAGATATTGTAAATCAGTAGACTGTAAATCAGGTGTAAATGTGAGATATTTAGATAACTCAGGTACTATAAACTCTACAGCACTTAATTGAGTTAATATAGCACTAGAAAAATCTAAGAATAATTTATATTCAATGGGTATTGTTTCATTGTAACCTGAGAGAACATAATAATCAGTATCATCATAGAGTTCTTCAACTATTACTCTTACACTGTTTATTATTGTTTCTTCAGATATATCATCTTTATAGAATAAAGGTTGTAAATCAGTATCTTTAAAAGAAGCATATATACTACCATAAATTAATTTACTAAGAGTTTCTCTAGTACCTCCTAAATTAAGCTTAACTGGTTGACTCTTAATTGATTCACGCAAATCCACTAAGTTTTTACAAATAGACTTTATTTTACGAGCAAAAAATGGTATTGCTATATCTATATCTTGTCTCTTATTGTAATCTAAAGTAGTTAAGAATCTTCTTTCATCACTAGTGAAGTATGCTAATTGTAAATCATAGAAAATACTAGTATATGATAATACAATGAGTTCTGCATTAGTAAGAATTATATCATTCTTAATTACATACCATCTAGAAAGATATTTTCTGTATAAATCTATATAGATTTCCGGTGATTCGTTAAATTGTTTAAAGCTATTTAACCATGCGGAAAATGAGAACGGGTTCTGATAATCCTTGGCAACTTTAGTATCACCTAATAAAGTAATTGAATCAGATGGTCTGTATTCTGAAAACCTTTGTATATCTATAGGCATTAATAATATTTATTCTAAAATCTTTATATGCCACTTAATAAACCAACTCCGTTGCTCATTGTATATATTAAATTTCTATCGACATATCCATTATCTTCATACCATGCTGATAAAGAACTATCATACCATGAACTTAATAATGAAGGATTGTTCCATGCTGGGTATTGTTCATAATCAGTTAACTTAATTTGTGTATTAGCTACATCACCCCAATTTATTGTATTGCCTAAAATTGTACCATCTATATAGTTGTTCCATTTATAAAATGTGTAGAATTTAGGTAATGTTAATACCCTCTCATTTTGAGTTAATTGATAAAAATTAGGCGGTAGTATTAAACTCCAACCCCAACTCTCTTGTATACCAGATAGTGGATATGTTTGTGTTTGTATAACATACACATCTAACGGTAACAAAGAATATAATCTTGTAAAATTTTCGTATGCAACTATATACTCTGCATTTTTATCTAATATAGTTGTTTCAACATCTAATGTTACTACCTGACTAGAATAAGTAGGAGTTTGTAAATCAGTGTTTATACCGTTCACTGTGTTATATACATTAGTACGTTTATCTAAATTTTCATTCCAATTATTACGAGTACCAAATAAATAGTTTCTCTTTATAGAAAATAAATCTACTAATCTTACTATATCTGGTGGGTAATTTGTCAATGGTATACCTCTTACATACTTAACCGATTCAATACCATATAAATCAGTTAATGAAAATAAAGCTTCAATATTACATGTATCTACATCTGCCAAGTTAGGTACATAGTTAGCTATCTTTTCAAATATACGTTTACCTAAAGTGTTAACAGGTGCTGTTAAATCACCACCTATTTGACCCATAACATTGTTGATAAGTATTGGGCTATTAGCAATTATAGGTTGCGTGGCTAAACTTTGATATGCACTTTGACTATCAAAGTTTTCATTTATTTTAGCTACAGCTCCATAATTATCACTATTATATACTGTGAATGGTGTACTAGTACCTGAAACTGCTAAATCATAGAAATATGATGAGTTATCAGTGTATTGAATACCTACGTTACTTAATTTACCAAAGGCAAATATTTTTATATTTTCACTTGACGCATTTGGTACATTGCTTAATATAATTTTACCTTTAATATATGAAGAAATAACATCAGTATATACATCTGATGAAATTTGTATACTAGATAAAGGTGTTGTGTATCCAGGAATTATTTCATCATTTTTATTTAATAAAGCAATAGAAATATTATTTTGTCCGGGATTAATTAAAGCTAAACTATAGTCAATACCTGAAGCACTTAAAGGTATATAATCAACAGTATAAGAAGGGCCTGTTTTAGGTCTAATTACAAATGATACAACACCCTCTTTAAATTGGGTAGCATTAATATCAAATGTAGTTAAATATTGTCCTTCACCAGTAATACCATTAGAAGTTATAGTTAAACTATTAGGTACACTAGCTTTTATATAATCAAATGTATATACTATAGAATTAACATTTAATATAGGTAAGTTTTGTGTGAATAAAGAGTTATCATCAAAATTACTAGTGTCAAAAGTAAATAGTAAATTGTATGCACCGGTTACATTAGTTGGTATATCATCTACAAAGTAAACAGTCTTTTCACCTGAAGTACCAGCAAACACTGAATCACTGTATTTAGTAGTGGATATTTCATACTGCTTGGTAATGTTGTTTAATCTAAGATAAATACTCTCATTTGATGTATAAATCTTATCTACTATTATATCATCAAAAATGTTTAAAACACCTACTTGTTCTCTAATTACAAATCTATTAGTTGGTATTAAATGTGAATAAGGTTGTTTAGAGTAATTAAAGACATCATATATTATACTTTCACCACCGCTAGCAAAAGGTACAATTGCTATAGTGTTACTAACCCTATTACTTGATTGCCAGCTATTATATCTATATAAATTAATTGGGGGTGAATATTCACCTGCTTCAATTTCAGTAAAACCTGTAGTACTTAATGAAATATAATCACTTACAACATTATAAATTGTAACTGTTCTGTTTATTAAATTAGTTACACCAGTACCATCTTCAGTTATAAGTTTAAGTTTTACATTATATTCACCTGGTTGTGTAAACCAATGTGTTGCAGTTATTTCTTTAGAATATGAACCATCATTAAAATCCCAAAGCAAGTACTGATTACTATATATTTGTGTATTAAAAGTATCAAAAGAAGGTTTAAAAATGAGTGGTGTATTAGACACGGTGTAAGTGGATAAACTCGGTACACCAAAAACATCTAATACTTGAAAATCTAAATAACCATCATTTGTAGTAGACATATTATACTAATTCCTTTTCATAGTACACAACAATTTTGTTTATCAAATTTTGTGGATCAAAATAATACGGGAACATAAAATTTGCTAATGTTAAATTTTGCTGTGTAATGTTTTTATCACTTTCTATATAAATTGGATTGTAATAAACTAAACTTATACCAGTTTTATTAGTTGTACCATTTACTGTGCTAATATATTTTACACCGGTTACCGATAATATTGCATTAGATAAATCATCTATTCTTATAGTTATTCCTAACAGATTTTTATTCAAACTAAAGAAATCTGTAATAACTGTAGCTACATCTTGGGTAATCGATGCTTTTGTTCTATTTACATTGTTATCTATTACCACCTGTAAGTAGGAATTTTCTATTACTTCTTTTACAGTAAAAACTGGTGTTGGTGATATACCAATGTTAAATGCTATGTATACTGGATCATATATTATAGGATTTACTGTTAATATACAGACTTCATTAACTTCATCTAAAATTATCTGTTTTTGTGAACTTGTAAGAAAGTTAGTTCTTGCTTGTGTAGAGTTTAAAGGTGTTTGTTTAGGTACACAATATATGAAGATATTATTGAAATTTACAGATGTTCCATAAAGAACTTGGTTTTGTAATACTCTACTATCTTCTAAAGTGTTGTTTAAACCTATATTCTTTAAGTATGCATATTGACCATTTATATAGTCATTATTATTAGCTACGTAAACATCTTGGATAAAACCTTTGAAGTTTCTATTTACAAACGTTTTAAAATCATCTTTAGTAACTAATCTATATTGAGATCTAATTACTTGCGGTGCGTTAATTCTTATTTGTTCTACTGTTTCAGGACCGCCATATGGTGTAGATGCCACAATATTAGTAAATGTTAATTCATCAGATAAGTTAATACTTAAATAGTTAACATTTTGTGGTCTAACGTTATTTAAGATAACATCAAATTGTGGTGTATTATAGTAAAATAACGGGTTATCATTTAAAACACCTGCATTAATTTCACCTGCTGTACCATCACTACGTAAATAATAAATTGCTACCTGATCACCAGCATTTAATTTCTTACCTGTAATGTTATTACCAAATTTAACCTCATATCTTTGATCTTCATTATATCTAACTGAATACCTCTTTGCACTACCTGATTCAGTGTATAAAGTAGTAGTACGTTTCCATTCTTCCCATGTACCTGTGTCAGCTGGTTTAACGTATACAAATATGTTAAAGTTATCTATAATTGGATTAACATTATTAATCGTATCATATACGGTTATTATAATAGCTTCAAAATTATCCCCCAATGCTGTATATAATGGGTATTCTTGGATTCTACCTTCATATAAAATATTTCTATTAGAAAAGTCAGTTAATAGCTGTTCACCAGTAACTGTTTTTGCAAATGTAATATCTGAAGTAAATGAATAATTAATACCATTGAAGGTGAAATAGCTATATCTTGGTATTGTATAGACTCCTTGTTGAATATTAGCATTTGCTGATGCTTCAAAAGGTAATATAGAAGTTTGAGGTCCAAGTGGGTTATAGTCTAAACTTTTAACTATTGAGTTCATATTCTCATAAAGTTGAGCTTTAGAAAATAAGGATTCACTTGCATTCTTATTGAGATAATAGATTAGGTAGTGGTATGATACTGATACCACGTCAATAAAGGAACTCCAATTGCTTCCCTCGTAATTTTGATCTGTAAATACACCATTACGTGAAAGACGTTCGATGATTATATCTTTTAATGATACCGCATCAAATGCTACATAACCTGTGTCACTTAGATTATAATCCTGTATATTTTTATTTGCCATATTTAAAAGTTATAGAAGTTAAAACCTGTACTATTTAATGTACCTTTTAACGTAAAAATTGTATAAGTATTTATAAATGGCACAGTAATCTGTAAGGTAATGGTATAGCGATTTTCATCCGATACACCATCTACATATATCTTTTTTACAGTAATACGAGACTCATTTATTATTAACCCATTAAGGATACGTTGACCGATAAGGTTTGCGGTAACGTCTGATACTGGTAAAAATAGAAATTGCATTAAATTTAAACCAAACGTAGGGTTTAATAACTTTTGACCTGGAAAGGTTATAAAGATATTACGTATGCTATTTTTAATAGCACCAAGATCATATTGCGATCTTAAATCGTTATTACTATATTGTGAATTAATATAATCGGTTCTCGTAGTCTCAGAAGCAATATCAAGGTTTAAATCAGAAAATTTATACCCAGTTGTCGATTGTGGTTGATTTGATAATTGGGATAAATTTATATTACCCATACTATTATTTAATTTTAGACTGAGATAATAAATAATTATGTGAATAAAAAATTTATCAAGATTTTAGAGAGCACTATCAATAGATATACAAGAGGTGGTTTCTTAGTTGGTGATATAGTTAAATTTAAAGATGGTTTCAAAAATATGCCAAGCTTTAAAAGCCTAAATGATGAAATTCAACGTAGATTAATCACTTACGCTAATAGCGATCTTCCAGTTAGAATCTCTAACATTAAGAATCATTACCCATCTAATCAGCCAGGTAATGATGATAATATGGATGGTTTGGTTACTTGTGATATCTCACAGGAAGTAATGCCAGGTAAGTTATATGAATATGTTACCTGTCCTGGAGATCTTCTCGTTCGTATTGATGCATATCCTAATTTAACACCTGTTGCAGGTAGTCAACATTACAACAATAAAGAAATCATCAAACCTATTACAGTTGATGAATATCAAGAAGATGAACAGGAAATTGTAAAATCTCAAACACGTATGACTTCACAAAATTCTGAAATTGGTTCAGCTACTGCCCCAGCACAAACAAACTTACTTAATACTCAAATAAAGATACCTAATGGTAGTGATACAGGTAAGTTAGCTGATCAAGGTGGTACTAAAACATACACCTCAATCTATATGGGTTTAAGAAGATAAAATTTTAGATAAGTTAATTAGACATACATAAGCATTGATCTCTTGATCTGCTACAAAACTCGCTTTATAAATGTGGTCATGCACAGTAATTAAAGCGAGTTTTTTATTCTCATCTTTTATCTGTTGTTCGTCTATATAGTCAAACAAATCTTTTAATAACGTTTGAAAGTCATTACCAAATACTTCTTGCTTCTGTATCATGTATTGTCTTGCTTTAAACACATGACCTTTTGTAACTAACGTAAACAAGTCTGTAACAATAAGTTTATCTTGTTTACTACCCCCTATCAGTTTACCATCTACTATAAATCTTTGAATCCTATTGATTGTAAGTCTAATATCAGGGAAACTAGATTTTACAATCTTCTTAACTACTTCAATATCATATTCAATTTTTTCAGCGGTAAGAATCGTGACAATTCTACCCATTACTGAGTTAATATCAAATGTTAGATCTATTTGCTGACATCTACTACGTAATGGGTCTATAATGCGATGTTTATAATTTGCAGTAAGAATAAATCGTGTATGTTTGGAATACTCTTCTGTCACATTACGCAATGCACGCTGTGAATCAGGTGATAACCCATCAGCTTCATCAAGAATAATTACTTTAACAGTTTCAGTGAACCCTCTAGTCTGAGCAAACCCCATTACTTTAGTACGTATAGTATCAATACCATTCTCATCTGATGCATTTATGTATAGATATTGTGTATTAAGAATCTCATTAACTATAATTTTAGCTAATGTGGATTTACCAGTGCCTGGGTTACCTACAAATAACAAAATAGGTATATCGTTGTTCTTAAACTTTTCAATAAATGCTCTGTTATCATCACTGATAACCATATCATTTAAAGTTTTAGGGCGATACTTCTCTACCCACAAAGAATCGAAAAATTCCATACTTAAATAATATATTGGTTACCAAATAACATCAATGTATATTTTATACCAAATATTGGTTGAATTTGAAATACCAGGGTGTAAATAGTTATGTATGGCAAAGACAAAGACAACTGTTACCGCTGCAACCCCTGCTCCTGCTAAGCCAGCTGAAAAGCCAGCCAAGGGTGGTAAGAAGTCCGGTAAGTGATAGTGGCATAATAACACGAAGGCGCTCATTAATTTGAGCGCCTTTTTTATTTAACCTTATTGTAAAATATATCTTCTGACTTTAGATATTCTTCGTTTTTGAGTGATTTTAAACCCGGTGACATATGAGTAACTAATATAGGAACAACACCAATCTTAAATTTTAGATTGTTTGCATCAATACAAAACTTTAAATCGTAATGATGAAACCCCGGAAGATCATTATCAAACATTAAGTTTGAATCCTTAAATATACTTGCTTTTGCTGCAATAAATAACCCATCTATAACAGTTACTCTTATATCAGATACACCAAAAGTGGTTCCATACCAATGTGTAATATTTTTATTATCTATATAGTGACCTACAGTTCCATAACGTTCATTACACATTATATGCCATAAACATGGTTTACGTATGTGTAAATCTGTTCCTCCAGCTAATCCAATAATATCATATTGTTGGAGATATTTATCAACTTTTTCCGTTAAATGCCTATCTTCAATATAAACATCATCATGTAAAAATATAACACTTTCATACTGACCACCCTTAACCACATCCGTTATCATCTTGTTATATACTTTACAAATAGGTGTGGTATTATTGCAAATATACATGAGTTTACTTTTACTATCAAAATTATTACAGCTATATCGTATTCACCTATTTTATCTAAAATAAATTTAGATAAGTTTAATGATTTTGATAACGGTAAATCACCTAATTGTTCAGATGATTTAGGGGTTAAGCTAATATATAAGTTCATATGCCAGTGCTTCCGAATCCTTTTTCGCCTCTATCAGTAGCAGTAACTTCTTCTACAAATCCAACATCTGCAGTAATAAGTTTATAAATTGCAAATTGAGCAATTGCTACACCTTTATTTATACTCACTTCACTATCTCCAAAATTGTAAAGCTTAACTCCCATATCACCACGATATGGGTTATCAATAATACCAAGGTGAGGTTGGATATTCTTCTTAAATCCTAACCCACTACGAGGTTCAATTCTAAACCAATAGCCGGGAGTGACATAAGCTAACTTCAAACCAACAGGTGCGATAGTGCTTCCTCTAGCTGGAACCACGACGTCATCAACAGCAAAAAGATCAAAACCAGTATCACCAGTAAGATAATCAGGATGTGCTTTACGTGGTAGAATTGCATCAGGATTGGTTTTAACAAACTTAATGGTTGGTAATTCAACTGAAGTGTAGCTATTAGATAAATTAGGTATTTCAAAAGGTACGAAATTTGTATAATTCTCCATATGTAAATATTAGTGTATTGACTATATGTAATCAACCGTTTAAGTATCCATAGCTTAAATAGTTATATGGATGACCCTACAGATATAGATTCCTTAGTTTCACAATTACAAGGTATTAATAAAATAGTAAGAAACCAGGACACTATACTGCAACAAATACCTATAACTAAAGAAAATTTAGAAAGCTTTATTATAGACCAAGCAAGTAAACTTGTGATAGATACAAACTTCACTATTCAAACTATTAAACCACTGGTAGAAGCAGCTCCTGATGCTAAAGAAGTCTCAGCTTTAGCAGAGTTAATACATGCTTCCACCATGACCTTGGATACTCTTAGTAAATTGGTTATTAGCGATAAAAAGAATACCACAATAAGAGAAATTAAGAAAATGGATATTGAAAAGAAAGCTGAAAAACAAGAAATACATAAATTAAAATATACAAGAGAAGAAATATTTAAACAGTTATTTACTGATCAACCTAAAGAAGTAATAGAAATTAAGTAATAGATTGAGCAGTTAATGTAGTATATAGATTAACTGTATTAACATAAACTAAAGCTTGTTGCTGTAAGTAAGTTATCTTTTTAGTTGTACTTTCTATACTTACTTCAATAGCACCTTTTTCCATTTTTGCTAAATTAAGTTCATAATCACCATAGTCAAAGTTTTCATAAAATAAGATTAAATCATATAATTGACCGTAAAATTGACGCAAACTCTTTTCTAACACTTCTTGTGAAATATTTTTAATTTTATCTATATGAAAGTAATCAGTTACTAAATTTTCACCGTGTGATTCATTAGGATATGTAAAATTTTCTTGTAAATTAGACATATTATTTCTATATAAAACAGTATTAAGAAAGTTCATTTCTGTAGATAATAATATAGTGTTAGTTCTTAATTTATTGTATACCCCTGAACCAACATTAACCGGTAATGGTATACTTTCATTAGTTTGCACTGAAAAATTAGTATCTTTAATTAATAATGTAGAATCATCAGGTACAGTGAAGTAATTTCTAAGTAAACCAATACTATCACTTATTTCTTTAAAATATATAGGATTCTCTACTTGTTGAAAAAATGTTTCTTTAATAATGTTTAAATCACTAAAAAATTGTTCATACCAATATATTTTAAATTGCAATTGCTGATATGTATCCATACCAGTTAAATCTAATTCTTTATATAACTTTACACGTGCATCTATTGGGTTATCTATTACTTTACTCTTATTGTAATCAATAAAGTATTGTAAAGTATCAATACCGAATATTAAAACTTTATAATAATTGGAGAATGCTCTATAGTAGTCTTTATTATAATACAGATTAACAGTATATAGATAAGGATCTATTGTTTTAAAATACTCACTACTAGGCATAATTATATTTATTGAATATCTGGATTACCACCAACTGGTGAGTATGAGTATGTTTTAACAGCAATAAGTTTTGTTTGATACGTGGTACTTGTAAAAATATGCTCCACACTTACTATAAACCAAATACCTAATAATCTATCATCAAAACTAGATGTGGGTAATGCATCTTCACGATCTATTGATATAAATCTACCTGATTGTCTATTAGATATACCATCAATTGTAAATTCTATAGTTAACCCCTTATATACTGCATTTAATAAAATTAGATTTCTACCCCAATTTAATCTTTGATCTAAACTGTAATCAACTAAGCTAAATACATTTTTAATGTTTTTGTTTTGATTTCTTATTGCATTAGTGTAAAAGAATGGTGCTGGTCTACCATTTTCGCCTTTCATTGGCTTAACATAGAAATCTTCAAACGTTCTTCTAGCACTCTCTATGTTGTTTCTTGTCATATCAACATTGAATTGTTTATTGTTCAATTGATATGAATGCACTGCATGAGTTATTATATCATCTTGCACATTTTGAGCATCAGAATAGTATAATTGATAATTTGTTATATAACTACTATTAAGATAACCCGTGTTATTAACTAATGCTGTAGGAGTTCTGTCTTTCTTCAACACTACATTAACAGTAGAACCTGATGATTGCACTAAGAACTTCTCTATATGCAATGCACCAGCACTATCAGTACTTTTGTTATAACCGTATTTAAAATAATTACCTAAACTCATTAACGACCAAACATTATTACGTTCTTTTCTTAAAATACATGAATCAAATGTTTGACCGCTTACATGTCTCTGTAAAACATATATTAAATCATTATAGGCATTATAGGTAGCTGGTGAACTGTAGTATAATGTTGAACCACCTATATCCCACGCATCATTGGTAGCAAAGCTTATTTCAGTAGTGTCTACCAATTTACCTGATTGTGTTAATGCACTTGTAAGTAAATTCTTAATAACTTCACCGCTAAGTATACCTCTTTGTGAGTTGTCTAAATTAGTTAGATCTTTACCCTCAATAAATTTTGCTGTTGAAAAGTTTAAATTTACTTCTTCTAAAATTCTTTCATCTAAATCTTGTAATGTGAGAACTTTTAACTTTTTACCGGAACTAGTTACTTGATCTCTAATATTTGTGATACTGAATATGAACTTTAATGTAAATGGGTTAATTAATGATACCTGATCTTGTAGATTTAAATTATCAGAATCACGTGGTGTAATTAATATTAACACTAAATCTCTACCATCACCTCTAAAAAAGAATTCTATATTGGGAGTATTAAGATCAGCTTGTCTAGTGGTATAGGATTCACCAGGATTATTATATGCTCTCTCAATTACATCATTATCATTTAATAATACTAATTCACCGGTGTGAGTGAATTTAGTAACATTATCCATTATATTTAAACCCATTACTGATTCAGTAGTTAGATTTAAAAATGGACCTTCACCATTAAGCAACACCACACAATAAATGTATTCACTCTTATTAAATGTTACTACATTTTGTAATAATGGTGGTATGAACGGGTCTATTGATTTGTAAATATCGTTAGTCATTACACAAGTTGTGCTTTTATTTGTCCGAGTATGTATTGAACGTACTCAGGTTTAATATATCTTATACTACCACCAACTTTAGGTTGTATAAATGGATTACGAATATTATTTGCTTCAGTAATCATCCACCACAAATATATAGTTTGATAAAGTTTATAACTCAATAATGGCCACTGTGTAGGGCTATCAAATCTAACAGTATTAAATAATGAAGGATCTAAGTTATTAGGAAAGTTAATACTCTTGTTTAAATTATAGTACATTAAACCATCTATATCACTATATATTTTAAAAATGTTCTCATACCTAGTATTTTGCAACTTAGGCAATGTTACTACATTGTTTTGAAATTGTCCTGTTGAGTTATCCATATTAGGTTATACTTGTTTGGATTATTGAATTTGATAAGAATGAAGAATAAACAGTATTCTTTGTTTCTGGTATCAAATCTTGGAATGTTAAAGTTACTCTATAAGCATCAGGTACTACTGTTGTCCATCTTTCAGGGAATGTACTTGTTGCACTACTAGGGGGATTTATTATATTTAACCCGGTAAAATCTATCTCCATTAATCTACTTGCACCTAAATTCTTTATAGCTATAGATGACAAATAAGCATATGGCATTCTTTTTTGTCCAGGTACGTATATGTTATATATTACCGGGGGATCTACCAATTGCTTACTTCTTCTTACTGGTAAGTTTTGATAGAATAGTAAAAATAATAATTTAAAGTTAGATACCACATCTATATATGTAGCAGGTTTAGTATTTACTAAATCAAATGTTACATTATAGGAAGCAGGTGATGACATTGCATATTGTTTAGGAAATTCAACATATGTACCATATTGATTGCTCCCAGTATTAATTAATTTGGAAGCTTCCATACCAAATGCCTTAACACTCTCTACTAAACCAGCTATAAAATCTGAATTACCTTCACCTGAACTATCAGTAAAAGTGTTCGATGTATTCCAAAATTCGCTTGTAAATAATGGTATCTTATAGTTAAAACCTGATTCAACAGTGTAATAAAGACCTTTATATGGTGATAAAGGTGATTCTAATACTGGACCTAATGTATCCACTATACCAAATTTATCTAAAAGTTTATTACCAGCTATAGCTGCATCTTGACCTATATCTTTAAATACATTTTTTACTGAGTTATATAATCCTAAACTACTTAAAGAACCTACTGAACTTTCAAATTGTTGAACACCTGTGCGTAATACAGCTTGGGCTGCTTTGTTATCTAATATTGCAGTGATACCGTACACTGCTTGATTAAGTAATGCATTGAGAGTTATGTATCTTTCATTTAACCAAATATAAGGTACATCACCTCTACTTGTTTTAGGAGATATAGTCCATGTGAAGTCATTTACAATATCTATAAGATCTACCTTTTTATTTGGTTCATTCTTATAGTATGCAACTATATCATTAAGAGTAGATGTTGGATAGTTATTACTTAGATTTTGAACAAAACCGAGATTTGAAATATTATTTTCAACAAAATTAGTTGCTGTATTGAGCCATTGTTGACTAAATTCTACATTTGGAGAAGCACTTTTACTAAATGTAGACGGTACGGCTAAAGGTGGCACCGTACCGTCATTTTCAGCTCCATATAAAAATGCAAAATTAAACGGATAACTCATTTATAATATTTAATAACGCAATGCTTCTTCTCTAAATGATGCAACACTTGATCTTGAAGACAATACATATGTGTTATTACTTGTACTATTATTAACTAAATTTGAATTATTCTTTTCAGTTAATAAATGCATCAAATCTAATTGTTTTTTACCTATATCAACAAGTTCTTTATTACTATTGAGAGTATCCCCTAGGAATTTAACTACATTCTTAAACATCTTATCTATATCACCTCCTGGTTTGAAACCCATAATTGCATCATCTTTAGAGAACTTTTTAATATCATCACCGCGCTTAATAATGTTTTCAGGTATAGAAGTAAAGTCATTAACTTGCTCAAAACTTTGGTCTTTTTGTTGTTTAAGCATCATTTCTTGTTCTTTGAGTTTTTGAGCTTTCTTAGCTTTTAAACCTTCTTCTAATTTCTTAGTTTCAGCTGCTGGATCATATTCATCTTTACTAACAAGAAAATCAGGAAGTATACTCTTTATTTTATCTTTTGCAGATTTAATTAAATCACCAAATAAATTGGTAAACCATTCAACAAGTTGCGTTGCTGGTTGCACAATACCGGTAATTAATAATTTTTCAAATAATGACGCGTCAACAAATGCTTCAGCTTTATCCATCATCGTATTACCAAACATCCACTTACCTAAAGCACCTAAACCAAATTGATCAAATAACTTAATTATTGATTCTGTGTCTCCAGCTAATGCACCACCTATGTTTTCAGATAAATCATAAAACCACTTTAAGAATGGCATCTTCTTTACTAATGTATCACCTAAACTACTAAATGCTTGAGTGAATAAACCTTGATTTAGATTAGCTTTGAAGTCTTGCATTGATTCAGTCTTAAAGAGATAATTTAAGAAATCTAAACCAATAGATACAACAGAACCAACACCAGGAAATAAATTAGCAATACCGCTAATTAAACTAGTGAAACCACTTAAGTAATCACCACTTGAAAGTTCTTTATATGCATCATAGAAGCTAAATAAAGAACCCAATATTGGTAATCTTTTCAATACTGTTTTACCTAGGCCTTTAAAAATTTTACCGAAGAAACCACCTGTTAATATCTTAGCAGCATCCCCAGCTACATCAAACAATTTAGCAAATACACTAGCTTCACCGAACATTTTTGCAAAGAAGCCTGCTTTACCGAATACTTTACTAAAAATACCAGCTTCACCGAATATTGTTTTAAATATTTTGTTTTCTTTGAAAAGCTTAGCTATATCATCACCAAATTCAGTAAAGAATTTACCTAATTTGGTACTCTTTAATAGCTTGATACCTTTCATGAATAAACTACCTATACCTTTAACTATTTTCATTAACCCTTCGGTTAGTTTACCAATATTAAAGATTTTAGGGAATATATTAGCTAAGAACTCAAATAACTTATCACTACTAAAGCCTGCTAAGAATTTTAATAACGTAGCTATTAATGGTAGTAAAAGAGGGGCTAAAGCAAGTAATTTCTTTAAAAAAGAGGACTCTTCAGGTTTTTTTGCTTCTGATGGTTTCTTTTCTTCTTTAGGAACTAATCCTTTAAGAACTTTACTTAATTGATCTATTGCTTTACTACCAAATTCAACAATATTAGTGTTGATTACATCTTCAAAAACCTTACCCCTTTTACGTCGTTCAGTTTCTTCATCTACTATCGCACCTGGACCTACCGGTGCTTTGGCATCACTTTTTACTGTACCGCTAGTGAGTTTACTAAGAGATTTAATTAATTTCTCATTACTTTTTTCAATGCTTTTAGCTAAGTTATTGATTGATTCATATAACCTAGCTTGATCAATTATGTCAACTGCAGCCATAATAATATTTATGGCTTAATAATTATTTAGATAAATAATGAAGGACTAATCTCTATAGTATCATTTTTGTAAGTATTGAGTTTACTCTCAATATCTTTAATCTGACTAATATACTGAGTAATTGGTGTAATTACCGGTAATGATTCAACAATATCAATAATTTCAGATAATGAATAATCTAGCAGTTTAATAGTTGAACCACTCTTCATTATAATTGAATCAATATACTTACATATCTCAATTACGAATACATCAGATATAAACTCCTTATGATTCTCAGGTGTTTTAGTGTATTTAGTTAAAAGAGTCTTATTAAACCTGTAATCAGTAGTTAAATCAGGTATTTTAACCTTTAACTCACCACCGTTGAATTTTATAGTTTTTCCAGGTATGTTAGATGGATTATTAGTCTCATACTTAGCTAAAATGTTTGATAGCGCTTCATCAGAAGGGTTACTCTTTTGAGTGGCAGTATCTTTAACTAAACTAAGTACAATACTGTTCTTATCAAATATATTAAGACTATTTAATTCCAATGGTTCAGAAATATTATCTTTGATAAGATCATATAGGGCAACATTAAAATTAAGTAAACTTAAAGCATTATCCATTGCAACTAATACCAAATTCTTTTGCTGTTTGATATTAAGCTTACGAAACAAAATCTTACTCTTTAAACTCGGTAAAAATATTTCTAGTACATTATCATTATGTAAAGTCTGTAATTCCTTGAGAATGTTATTTGCATCTGGTAATTGACTCATACTATCTCTTAATCAAAGGGAGTATTTTTTCAACACTATCTTTCATATATCCCATGTTGATACCCATCCAAAAATCTTTATCGTAATTATACAATACCTTCAATTTACCTACATGCTTACCTGTCATTTGACTATACATATAGGCATATAATGATAATTGCAATGTATATGTATTATATTCACATACAGATAAGTGATCTAATGGGTATAACATCTTTTCATTAAAAGGACTGTTATATTTAAATTTCTTGTTAGTTTTAATATCGTAAATATTAAAATATCTACCACAGTCTTCTACAATGTCTGAAGTACCTGCAACTTTGTAAGTATGTGTATAAAGAAGCTTTTCAGGATAAATTACTGAATTTTGTTCAGAATCAACCTGAAATAAATCCATAAAATTCTTAAAGAATGGGGAACTATCATATTTACCATCAGAAAGATATAGTTCTATGTGTTTATGAATTGTTTTACCTCTTTCACAAGCTTCCTCTTTGATTTTATCCCATTTCTGTATAATCTTTTCAGGTGTGGTGTTATCTTTAATTGCTACTCTTTTAGCCCACTTCTCTGTGTCAAATTCAGGTTTAAATTGAGATAAAACACTGGAAACACTCAGATATTCATCTTTTGTTTCTTGATTAAAATATCTATGTTCTTTAGGTTCAAAAACTATCATAACATATTATAATACAGGCTAAATTACTATTCAAGATACAATAAATAATATTATGGTGTACTATATATCAGTTGTTCCAGCTACCTCAGCTACACCATCTGGAATCAAGTCAATTGCAAATAATGATACCCTCTTAGAGCTCTTTATTAATGAGACAGTTGGTGGTGGTACACTTATACAAATTTTAGAAATGGGTCCAAGACTCACTCTTGTTTACACGGTCTGATCTTTCTTAATACGGGTATATTTAAAATTCATATTCATTTTAGCATTCTTATCAATTTGATACATTGCACCAGTTTTTGCTTCATCTAAAGTGTTAAATTTCCATGCAGTTGTATCACATTTAATGTTACCTCTATCATGTAGTCGTGTACCATTAATAGTAGGTATAAACTGAATCTTATTATATATTTCACTTGTAACCGGGTCTTTTTCACCTGGCATCCATCTAGTGATAGTTATATAAGACATATTGTAATTTCTCATCTTATATACACCACACACTTCATTATCTTCCCAGGTGTGATAATACAACTCTTTTTGAGCTTTGGACATCGATCTTCCCATGCACAGATGTTATGAAATTTCCCAATTCAAGTCAATACATAAAAACGTTGCACATCTTCTTAATTTTCCAACCCTCATCAATTAAATACATAATTAATCTCTGTATAGATTTGTTACGATTTTTCAGTTTACCTTTAAATTTTATAAATATATTACCTTTTGTAGTAATTGCTACATCAGCAGCTTGTGTTGAAATATAAACACAATTATCAGTTAAAGCTTTTAAATCGTCGTTAGATTTAAAATAATTATTAATTGTTGCTGGCATAAATTTATTACGCTACATAATAGACCCTTGTTGTGCGTTTTAAAACTATTACACCCTGATATGCAGGTAATGTTGGAATACTAACCGGTGATGTAACTGGATTTGTAATCCCGTTACCGTAATCCTCATATACAGCTGGTAAACCAAAAGAATCTTTTTGATACTTACCTCCACTACTACCAGGAGGTAATGGTGAAATTGTACCAGACCAATTTAAATTTGGGTTGGATGTATTTGGTGCTGAATAAGTACCACCATCAGCAGCATCTCTTGAACCATCATTACCACCATGACCCGGTATTAAAATTGCAACATTATGTTTATGGGGTGCAATCATATTTTGTGTCATTGTGATAGAATCATTACCACCGCTATCCAACGGTAAAGTAGAAGTGCTACCATTAGCTGCACCTCTTAACACTTTTGAAGTATAATCATTATCAACCTCCCACATTGGACCACTTGACACGGTTGCAGAATTTGTATCACCCCCGTCATATGTTGCTATAGATGCACCGGTACCGACATATAAAATTCTTGTTGGACCAGATGCTTGGTACTGATGCATACTTAACCAATTAACCCCATCATAACTATACCACTTGTAATTAGTTAAATTGAACCAATACCCGGTTAAAGTTGGGTTTGGTGCTACAACAGAAAAAAATGTACTAAAAATTGTTGCAATTGGTATTGATGTTAAATTACCACTATTTAATGTAGAAATTCTACCAACTAAATTATTAGATGCTACCGCAATATCTGATGGTGAACCTGCTGTTGAACTTGTATTACCTTTAACAGTGTTACCAGCCATATTGGCCAATTTTAAGTTTGAAATACCGCCATTTGTAACTTGAATATAGTCAGGTGTGGTTCCAGCCCATTGAATTGAAGAATTATCTACATTGGGTATATTATTACCACCTTGCGTAGCACCATCACCAACTACAAATGTTTTAGTATCTAAAGCATAACCTGGTTCCCCTTGTGCTAAGATAATTGAATTTTTCTCAGCTTCAGAACCACGTCTTACAAGAAGTCTTATAATTGTATTATCTGTAATCTCAATTGCCATATTAGTATTTAATTAATGCTATACTGTTTCTAGTACCTGAATCTACTGTATATGATATTGCAGGAACACCAGGTAACTTTACATTTACTATACCAGGAGAACCTATGGAAGTTATGTTATCCATTAATATTTCACTCATAGTTGATACATTAGGCACACAATTACCAAAAGTTTGTGTAGTTAAATAATCACCTCCAAGTGTAACTGAATTAATTACAGAAGCATCGTAATTAGTAAATATATCTAATGAATAACCTGCACTACCAGTTTGAAATTGTATATTACCTGAAGTTTTAGATAAAACATTAAACCCAGCAGTATCTAAGGCTGTACTAAGTAAATCAAATAATGTGTTACTTGAACTAGCTGTAGTGTAATCTATTTTATATATTTGTGTGATAGTACCAGGATAGTAAACGTTAATATTTGCAGCTGGAGGTGATTGAGGTGTAACACTATTATTAAACCAAAATACATGTTTTATATAATTACTATCATATACTGTAATGTATTTATTACTATTAGCAATATCAATTGCTGCACCTGTTACTGAGGAATCTACTTGAATAGCATTTGTAGTCCTAAATCCTGATACCGGAAAGCTTGTTGAAACAGCTGTACCACAAATTAATTTTCTTGTTAATGCAGCTGATTGTTTACCATTATTAATCGGTGTTATTGATACACTTGTACCACCATTGATATTATTGTAAAATGTGGAATAATTTGGATATAACCCCTTTACCCAAAATAAATTAGCTGTATCAGTGTATACATCAAAAAGTCTATAACTGTATATGCCATTTGATTCAACACTACTAATTGCAGCCATTAAGGATGGTTGATCACTTGCACCAACATCAACCCATAAGACATTTGGGGTTTGATAAAATGAATTTGTTACATTATTATAGAAACCATATTGCCTACCATCACCACCAAGTAAAATAAACCCTCTATCAGTTAAATCCATACCTGTTGTATCAAATTGCCAGCATGGTAATTGACCGACATTACTAATTTTTGAAGAAGTAATGGAACTATATGTAATTGCACCAGGCTGTAATGTTTCATTATAACCATTTTGTTGATTTAATAAATAACTTCCTGATACTGGAGTGGTTACTGTATTACTGGTGTTAACTTGTACCGTGTTAGGAGCACTTACATTTGTAATTGTATCCAAACCATAAGTATTGATACTTGTTATAATGTTTTGTGTCTGTGAATTGGTTATTGGTGTAGTTGTCCATACCGGGCTATTGTCAAGCTTAGTTTTGTCAGAACCTGACATAAAACCAGCCACACCTGGTGTTGCAACTGAATGTAATGCACCGCCAGATTGATTACCATGTTGACTACCATTTATAGTACCTACTGTTATAGCACCTGAACCGTTATATGCTACACTAGTACCATCTACTTTAGTAGCATATTGGTTACCTGGTGTAACCTTCATACCCTGGGAACCATCCACACTTCCTACAACAAAACTGCTTATGGATTTTATTTCTAATTGATTAAAAGCATTATATTGGATAGTTATATTATCAACACCAACAGTAGCTATGTTAAAATAATTAACAATATTGTTTTGATCACCACCTAAAAAAAGGTATGTAACATTGTTAATAATTACTATATCACCTTGTTGTGCATTAGTAACATCATTTACATTAGCAAAAGATCCTATATATCTACTAGATACTGCTACACCACCTATAGTGGTGCCATCACCCACAAACAGCCTTTGGGTGTCGGTGGTGAAACCAAGTTCACCGTTATCTAGGATAACTTGTTGTCTTTCAGAATCTAAACCTCTTCTAACTTTAATTTTAGCAATATCTACTTGAGTTGCCATATTATTATTTATTGATCAAAAGTTAAAGTAAAGTCAAATTGTGATAAGTTATTAGTAATACCATTCTTAGTTAAATTTATAGTTTTACCTTTATTTGATTTTTTTATGGTAGATTTAATAATTACCGCTTTAATACGTTGTTTAGTTTCACTTGTTACACCATATACTTCAGTTTTATTAGCTATAGTTTTAATAATATAATACTTAAACATACCAAATGATATTCTGTAATGTTTGAATATGTTCTCTAGTAAAAATATTACAATCTAATACTTCTACAAATTTACCCATGATTTGATCCATCTCAGTACATCTTAAAATATATTCACTGTTTATTTCAAAAATACTATCACCCCTATTGTTAATAGCAATTACATATTCATTGTTAACAACAAATCTTATTGGATAACCATTGTAAACTAAAATTTCATTACCTTGCGGTGCAGGTATCATTAGTTCTTCACTAATACAAGTTTGAACAGGGTCATGTTCAATTTTTTTATGTTTATTTGCTTCAGCCCACGGGTATGAAGGTGGGTCATTGTACACATTACTTGCTGTAAATTGTCTTTTAGTTATATTATAAATATCTAAAGTGTATTCATAAGGAACACCTTCAGTATCAAATTTAATACCATCATTAGAGGATATTTCTGTTACTAATTTATTATCTGGTTTATATAAATTAGTAACAGGAGTTTTATTAACATTGTTAAGGAGTTTTGTAAGTATCCTCATGTATTCATTTATATAAAATGAATACTGTTTTCAACGTTATGGTGCTGATACAACACTAACTAATGTACCACTATCAAAACTAAGCACTGCATCACCTGAAGGGTACAAACTTACATGTATTGTTGTTGTTAAGCCAGGATTATTTTTAACAACTAATGTTTCAATATTTAAGGTATTAAGTGTTGCACTATATGCACAAAGCCAATCGTTATAGCTCGAATCAATTAAATTTTGAAAATCACTTCCTGCTGGAAATGTACCTGTTGCAAATGATGAAATTAAATTGGCTTTTGAAACAATCATAATATTATTTATTATTTAATGGTTATTAAGCTGGGGGTGCTGCTGGTGCTGGTGTACCTCCAGGAGCAGGGGCTGGTGTTTCACTTTCAGGTGGTAGTGCCTCACCTTCTGGTGCAACTTCACCTTCAGCTCCACCCACTCCTGGAGGTGTTGGTCCAAATCCAGGAGGTGTAGCACCACCTGCTTCAGCGGCTCCACCAGCAGCAGGGGCTGCAGCTTGATAAGAAGATCTCCAATTAGGACCACCTTGTGTAATCTGTTCTAACTCCCATTGTAATTCTTTATCTTTTCTTAAAAATTCTCTATTAGCTTTAATATCATCATCGCTCCAACCAAGATATTTCTTCATACCATATAACTTACTAATAAACTCATTTTGTGTTGCAGTACCGAAATTATTGAGTTTGAGCTCTAATTTTTGTTGAGCTCTCATTTCATAGAAATTAGTAGGTACGTTAAATACTACATCAATATCATGTTCTTTTAATTCTAATTTAGTCCAAAGTTGTTTGAGCTTTAAATGAGTTATGAACCCATTTCTAAGACCCATGGCAAAGCGTTGTTGTTGTCTAATTAAAAAATTAGCAAACTTAAGCTCTTCTCTTAAAATATCTAAACCATCCTTAAATGCATCCTCAGGGTTTAATCTGGTTACTGGTACCTTTAATGATTGATATAACTTCTTAACGAAATACATCAAATCAGCTAATTCCCCTAAATTTGCTCCAGCAGGTAAACTTGTTACTGAAGTACCTTCACTACCAGTTCTCTTAGCAAACCAAAAGCTATCTAACATTGCTTGAGGGCTGAACTTGGTTACTGTACCACCACCTTGGGGATCATAGGTAAATTTCTTCCAATACATCTGTTGGAGTTTCTTAAGGTAACTCTCAGCTTGTGGTGCTGGTAAATTACCTGTATCTACATTGAATACTAATCTTTCAGGTGCTCTTACTAATCTATATATTACAATTGAATCTTCTATGAGAGATAATTGTCTATAAGCTCTTCTAGAATTTTCAATATATGGCAACCTTAATGTTTTGTTTTCATTCCATATACCAGAGTTAACATAAGTAACTTGATTTATATCCATTGGTATAAACTCAAATTTTTCTATCTTTTGCGGGTTCTTAGGATCAAATACTGGTTTTCTAAGTAAAAACCCCTTAACTACATGATTTTGAACATTTGTAAAAATTGGATCAATTAATTCAGTAGGTATCTTTAATACACCTAAAATACCAGCCTCTGGGTAATCTTTATGTATTACATGTTCAAAAAATATTTCACCTTCAATTAATAATTGTCTAAAATACTCCCAACCGCTGTAATCTAAATCAAATAATTGAACAAATTTGTAAAATTCATCGTTAATTATTTTTAATGAGTTTTCACTAAAATCATGTTTCTTATTCTTGAGTTCTAACTTAACAATGTTACCATCAGCATCCTTATTAATTATTTCATCGCAAATTTGGTCTAAACAGTTAGAAATTTCAGAAAATGCTGCCATTACTCTGTAATCACCTAACCGAGAAGCCTTATCTTGTTGGATGTTTGCGTATAAATATGCATCTTTATATGAATCAATTAAACCCGGAATTGGTGTATTATTGTAAAGAGTAGATGCACTTATACTCTGTCTCTGAAGTGCTTCAATTCTTTTACTACCATTTTCAGCAAATTCTTTATACTTTGGATTTAATTGATCTAAAGGTGTAACAGTGGAATAGCTTTGATATGGAAGTCTATTAGTAATAAACTTCATCAACGTTTTTCCAAATGTTCCGTCATCACCCGTTGCGTTAGCCATAATTATATTTATTGTATTTTAAGCATTATCCCACCATGACTTCCAATCAATGTATTTATCCATTTGCTCTATATATTGCATATGTAAAGCAATTGATGGAATCGGTGTAAATAAAGTAACTTGATCACGCCATACATTGTTAATTGTAGTGTTCTCATGTATTTTCATCGATTCACCAAACGGTGTTAAATAATGTTTGGCCAATGTATAAAAGATACTCCAATTGTTTCTTATAACAGTTGGGTTGGTTAAAAATGTGTAAGTTGTGTGAGTGTTTGTTCTCCAATATCTTTGACTACCATGTATGATTCTACATGGTTCAATAAACCTATGTTTGAAATTATCAGGATCATTAAATGGGTGCAATACAACTTCATTGTTAGTTAGTTTTTTGAAAATTGTGTAATCATCCACCATCTCTGTTAAAGCTGATTCAGTGTGTAAATAATCATCTTCAATACAATATACTAAATCTGCATAACTGTTTTTAGCTCTTTCAAATTGCTTTACACCACTGTAATTATGACCTTTTTCTTCTAGATGATTAATTGCTATGAAGTGCTCACTTAATTTAAACACATTGTGCAATCTATCTAAACAAGCATCCGAAGAGTGATCATCTAAACATAAGATGTTAACGTCAATCTTAAGTTTGTTAGCTGATTTAATTAGAGACCTTACACATCTCTCAATAATATCTATCTTTGGTGTATTAGTATAACGTGGCTTATTGTGATAAGCATGTATATCCACATTATCATGTGTTCTTAAAATTATATCCAATTTCATTTTCTAGTACTTGTTTGAGATTTGTAAATGGTTCTTTCCAACTCTGAAATACTGTTTGTCTGAATAATCTTACATTATCATAAAAAATATTTTTCTCACCCTCAGGAGCCCATACAAAATATGGTAATAATGGTATAACTATATATGTCTTCTTACCCATAGCTCCAGCTAAATGTGCTACACTGGTACATGAAGTTATTACTAAATTACATGAATTGATAGCTCTTGCAGTGTCTATCCATGTATCCAAATTCACCTTATCTACCCATGCTGGTGTTTCTTCAGAGCCTACATCTTTTTGTAAACTTATAAATTGTGCATTAATACCGTTTACTGTACTAAAAAGTAATTCAGAAGGGAATAGTCTATGCTGCTCATGTTCAAATTGTGGGTTACCTCTCCACCTTAACCCTATTCTTTGTTTATTAAAATTGGGGTTATCTTTAAATGGTATGTTTATATATGAATTACCAGTAATATCACTGTATTGTAATTTTAAATTGATGATACATGACATTGCTGGTACATAATAGTCAAAATGGTAATATTGAAGCTCAGTTCTGTCTATTATTTCACCTATACCATCTACATATTTAAACACTTCTTTTAATGATTTATTACAGCAAGTGATTACTTCACAACCATATGCTCTTATATTTTTTACAAATCTAACAAAGTGAATTTCATCACCTAAACCACCTTCAAGATAAAATAATACAGTGCAATTTGTTTCACCATTCCACTCAGGTAAACCTAAAATAGGTGGTTTAGAACCATATACATTTTCACTTCTACCTTTTGAAAGATACTTATGACCTTCTAATAGGTTGTGTTTAATGGTAAAAATACCTTTATTATACAACCCTCTATTATTATTGGGGTATTTAGAAAGAAAGAAATTTAAATTTTGTTCAGCTGTATAAGATTCACCTCTAAGATTATGTGCTAAAGATAAATCTAACATATCCTCATAATGTGAATTTACTAGGATCGGTTTAGGGTTACCTTGTTTCCAATATAATTGCTGATTGTAGGATAATACATTATCTTCAAGTAAATTAACTTCACTCTTAATATTAGATAAAATGGCTGTCTTATATTTTGATTTAGGTATGTTAATTTTAGTAGTTAACTTTAACAACACCTCGTAAGGAGTTACTTTAAATTCATGGGCATCAATTAAAAATACATTATCTTTATATAAATTACTAATAACGTGTATTGATTGATAATATTGTTTAAGTGTAGATACATAATCAACACTCTTCATAAATTCACTGATATTAGTGAATTTACTCTTTTTAAACATTATAGATATACATTCATGAATCGGTCGTAATATGTAAATTAAATGTGGTATATCAAAACATATATCCACCATTACATTTACATTTTGTGGGTAATTCCATGTTTCATCAAAAGAAATAGCAATTTCTTGATTTATTACTGATAGCTTATCATCAATAATAGATCTCAATTGCTCTACCCGGTGTATATGGTTAGCACCTGGTACATTAATTAGTATTTCTGAAGAATCTAAAATACGTAAACTTTTATTCTGAGATAAAAATTTACTAAAGATTTCAATATCATCAGCTAAAAATCCACCGACTAATATTAATTCCTTACTAAGCATTACAGTATTTTAAAAAGATCTTCTTCATCTTCCACTATATTTTCTTGTGCAATAGGTTTATTTATAAATTGATCAATATTGTCAGATTTTTTACCTAAATTGTTATCAATCTTCACCCTCCACCCTTGCAACCACTTACGTATATCACCAGTGAATTCAGTGTTACCAACATGAATTAAATCAATAGTAGTGTCAAGATATGTACTATATCCTAATTTTTTCCACTTAAATCCAACTATGATATCTTCAGATACAAAGTCATTGTCTTTATTAACTATACATTCACAGATGTTCTTAGTTAAATTTTCAATGTTATTTTTACCACCATAAAAGCTCTGTTCATTTTCCCAAAGAGTCTTTACCGCAAATTTAGAGAACTTAGTGAAACCAAACCCTAAACCGTTAACCTCAAGGATTCCTTCAGCATCAGGTGTTAGTTTAAAATCATTAGTTCCTACATCATAAGCTTTAAATGCATAGAGCTCTTCAGTGTTGGTTTTCTTTCTATATGTACCACCAACTACATCATACTTATTCTTTACAATCTTAATTAAATCTTCAGGATTCCAACCAATATCACTGTCAATAAATAACAATACATCAACCCCTGCCTGATAGGCAGTTCGAAAGTAATCATTACGTGCACGTTGAATCAATGAATCGTAACATACGAAATATGGTAGAATTTGAATGTTATGTTGATCAGCAATCTTTTGTGTTTCAAAAAGACTGTTCAAATAACGAACATCAAATTTACCATCATAACTAGGGGTTGCAATTAATACTTTAATTTTATTGTTCATATAGGATAGTTAAATGCTTTGTAATACCAATTAAATTTTTCAGTGATGAAATTACAGTTATGTTTACCTAAGATTTCAACATAATTATCTTTCATCGGTATAATCTTACCTCTAATCATATGATCACCAAATGGTCTGTAAAATATGTCATTCTCTTTGGTAAGTTGTTCCACATTATCAAAATTATGTGTATAACTCGGAATCTCAAAATATTTGTAGATTTTTTCAATCTCAGGACCAGGGTTAGCTGTTAAATCCTCATATCGGATAAATAAGAAATTCTTAGCTAACCTCTTTAATATGTTATCATATAGAAGATCTAATGGTAAATGTACTGGTGGTACATTGTATAACCACATTTGCACACGCTTATCTATTGTAGTACCTCTAAGATCTCCCCAACCTTGCATACCACAATCAATCATTGGGTTATCTCTAAATTTCTTTTCTAAACTACATACAATACCACGTAAATCTCTCACCATTACCACCATCTTTGGATTTGGATAAAATTCATTTACAAATTTATATACACCACCCCAACCTCTGCACTTATCTATAGCATATTTTTTATTAGTTACACCATTAAAAAAACCTTCTAAAGCACCCTTACAATAACCTTTAAAACCTTCTATCATTTCCTTCTCATCTTGTGCTTTAAATTCTTGACTATTAGTGAAGATATTTCTTGAAGTTAAAAACATATCCAATATACCAGATGTAGGTGTAGCATAAATATCTGGATTTTGCGCTAAAATATTTTGCAATAACGTGCTACCTGCACGTGGCATACTACTTTGAAAAAATATTTTTTCAATCATTTTTTATATTTAATTAGTTATTTCAGTATTTCCAACCACTTTTTGATTACTGTGTTAGGTCTGTAATCGTAGGAATCAGTTTTTGGTGTAACCATATCATACTTAAAGATATCTATAAATTCTTTCATGTCGGTAACTAAGGTTTGATTACTCTTAAGTACTTGAGGTAATGATCCCAAACCATTAATTCCATATACTATAGGGGTGCAGTTTAAAATTTCAGCTAATACCACACTAATACCAAATGTTTCAGGCATTACATTTACATAAAACATACCTTCACTCTTAGCTATTAATTCGATTACTTTTTTAAATGGTAATGATCCTAAATAGTTTATATCAAACGTTTTATCACTTAAATCTCCAGCTGGATTGTCATAACCTGGTAAACATACACTTAATGTTTTACCCTTAAGCATTCCTTCATTCTTTAAGTACTTCCAATACGTATTAGTAGCACCATAACCTTTCATTAAACTACTTGCATATACATAGCCAGATTTTTCTGGTATACTGTAATTATAAACTTCATCAGGTATGATAAATGGTATAGTATGTTTATTCCAGCTACTTGGAAATAAATCATTGTGAAATTTACATAGAGATATTAATTCCACTTTACCTGAATTTAGTAAATTGTAATGACCTAATGTATGTGGACCATTTAAATCAGTTACCCATATGAATGCTTTCTTGTGAGGTATTTTAGGTATGTCACTCATTCTATGTATGATTAAGTTGGTACACTTAATATCATAGTTTTTATACTCATTTACCGGTAAATAAAGTATATCTTCATCTATCTTAATTTGTGAAGTATTGTTAATACATACTACTTTTTTACCTATTTTTTGTAGTTCCTTAAGCAATAGTATACACTGAAATTCACTACCACCCATACCACTCTCATACATAGTTTTAGTGGTGTATGGTGTACCTACAGTGTCAAATATAACCACATCAGCTTTAATACTATTCATTGTAAGAAATTATAGATTAATTAATCAATTTCAATGTTACATTGCATTTTTCGTATGCAGATAGTTTACCATTGTAACATTTACCTGAACCATCATCCTTAGCTATAACCATTGCAACTTCAGAACCTTTATGTGCTGAACCAATTAAAATTAGGTGAACTATATCATTTTCTACCTTTAATGACCATCTATTTATTGTTTGAGATTTACCTTTCCCGATATCACCACCATCTATTAAATGTATTGTTTGTTTACTTAAATTCTCCTTTATAAATTCATATTTACCAACTAAATTGTTAGATATCTTTTTAACCTTCTTAGGCATTTCATCCCATGAGTAGATTATACCGCTCCATATGAGATCCCTCATTTTCTTTGCATCGTTTACATAATTACCATTTATAATATTCGATAATTTAGTACCTGAATATATCAGTTCTTTACCCTGACATGCATGCTGAAATACTAATCTATCATCTAAATCATATTGTAAAATACATGGGTATTCCCAACCTGCTGGTTTACTAGGCATACCATAGTCAGTACCACATTTTCTCCATGCTAAGTGAAATGTTGATTTATCTCCATATACAAACTTGTAAAACCAATCTGAATGTTGATTAATCCAGTAGGATATATAAAGTTCCTTGTAGCATTTCTCTTTGTTAACTATAAATTGACCTGATTCAAAATCTACTTCTTTTATATATTCAAGATTAACATTATGCCAGCATAATGGTACTAACCACTCTTCACGTTCACATGATGGTAAATCAGGCCAGAATATAGAACCTAATTCCTTATATCTTGGATCATCAAAGAGATATGATGGGTCTATAGCTGGAATATTATCAGCATCAATATACATTACTTCTTTAAAATCAGAAAATAATGTAGCAATTGATTTTAATTCCCAACCACTAAGGATTCTAAGATTTATACCTTTATCTTTACAAAATTTTTCAGTATTTATATATGTAATATTATACATATCACATATCTCCTTCATCTTATCATCCATCTCGTAATCACCGAGATACCAGAATTCTATAGGTACACTACACTTCAAACGTTTGAGTGTATAGAAAGCAGCAAAAGCACAACTAAAGAATTTAGCACCACCGGTACCTATAATTATACCACGTTCTCTTTTAAAATTTGGTGGTGTATAAGTTTTAGATACTAGATCCTCTAAAATCAATATGTGTGCTAATTGTACTTCTCTTAATTTTTCCCAACCTTCAGGGTAATTTCCGATGTGTTCTTGATTTAATATATCTACCCATTCGCGGGTTTTGTATATTAGTGTTTGAGTTTGGGGATCTAAAGGCTTTAAAACTTTAGATCCCTTATCACGTATATTTTCAAGAACCTCTGCGTTGGTCATATTAGGTTATACACCTAATTTAATCTTCAATAACTCAATTTCTACTCCTTGATGTTTAACCTTTGCATGTAATTCTTGAACTGCCTTAATTAATGGAGCAAACAAGTTACCTGGTGTAGCTTCAAGCTTTTCAGGATTGTTTTGCAATACTAAGTTAAGATACTCAGTATTTGTTTCTTCCATTAATGCTTTTAATTCTTGAGCAATGAAACCAACACGAATGTTAGTATCTAATTTAGTACCATCACTAGTACCATTGTCATACCATTCGCGTTTATCCCACTTGTAAGTTACTGGTCTAACTTTATCGATGATATCAAGACCAAGAGTTAAGTCTTCAATATCAGCTTTATCTCTTCTATCTGATAAAGCTGTAATAGTGGTTGTATTACAACGTAACGTTGTTACAGCATTATTACCGAGGGTGACTTCATTGGTAGCACCTGGTAAACTAGGTTGTGCATTATAACCAACACATGTTACATTAATAGCACCAGAACAAATACCACCTGCACCACGACCGACACCAACACAATTATCAAGTATTTGACTGTTCGGGTTACCAAGTGAACCTATACCTACAGCAGTGTTACCTGAACCCGTTATATTACCCACTAATGCACCTGCTCCTAACCCGGTGTTATAATTACCGGTTGTGTTTTGCTTTAATGCTATATAACCGATAGCGGTATTGTTAGCACCGTAAGTATTATATTTCAAAGAGAAGAAACCAACAGCTGTGTTACAATTGGTTCTATTAGCAACTAATGCACCACTACCAAATGCACTATTTCTCATACCAGTTCGATTTTGTCCTAAGGCTGCAATACCAAAAGCACTATTTAACGAACCGTATGTATTAGATCTTAATGCATACATACCAAACGCATTATTACTTAAACCGGTTGTATTATTTTGTAATGCTTTAAAACCAAATGCATTATTAGCAGAACCAGCATTACTAACCAATGTACGAGTACCGAATGCATTATTATAATTACCACCATTAGTTTGTAATGCACTATAACCAAATGCATTATTATAATCACCGTAACTATTATATTTTA